CGGCAAGCCCCTCGCCACCCAAGGAGACCGCTGATGGTTCTGTTCCGTTACCTGCTGGTGTGGTTCAACGCCTTTTTGTTCTTGGTGTTCGTAATCGGTGTATCAACTATGCCGTCCATGATGCCTGCTCGTCCCGAAGAACCCGTGCCCGTCGGATTGGCAATCTTTGTGGTGCTTGCGCTACTCGCCAATGTCGTCGGCAGCTTAGATTCCGCCTTTGGGGGAGACCGCTGATGGTCAGAGAAAGCACGAACAACTACGACGGCGTGACAGAACGGATTATTGATATTCCCATGTGTAGAGTCCCGTACAGCCCCGACACGGGCAAAGGGTACTTCGGGTACGTCGGAGCATCCAAATCGCGCCCTGTGGCCGTCCTGGGCGCCCGCAAGCGGCTATACCGGCGTTTGGGGCAGATGTTCCTGCGGTGGGCTGAGACTGGAGACGGCGCATGAAGCCTTATATCGCTAGACGGTTGCTGGTGTGTGGCACGTTGCTTGGCTTTGCTTTGGACGCGGGCGCTGCATATGCGTGGTTCGTTGGAAAGCCGTGGCACGTCGTTGTCGGCTTGCTGTTTATTGGTGTGATGAATCACCCGTCTGCGCAGCCAACCCTGCGGCGGTGGGCTGAGGCTGATGGAGGGAAGTGGTGATGAACGGCAGGATGTTTTGGCTCGGGATGTGTCTGCTCAGTGCGGGCGTATCGCTGATTATGCATGGCCCTATATTTGCGGGCATACCTCTGCTTTTTGGGTCGGCATTATGTTGTTTTGCAGATTGGGATAGCCGGAAATGACACTCCCCTGCGAACACTGCCACCATGTTCCCACATACAAGCACACTGAGGCCCTTCAGCAGCCCTATCGAGGTATGTGGCAGGCATTGGTAGCCTGGGAGCAGGAAATTAACGCTGACGGGCTTCCTACGCCGTTACGTGCCGCGTTGCATCGCATTGCGGATGAGCAGCCGGATGCGGTGGCGGCGTTTGCAGTCAATACGACTCGGACGGGTAGGGATCTGGATGAAGTTACGAGGGAGGGTTTGTGATGGATGATATGACTGAAATTATCGGGTTGCACATGGAAAGACTAAACGGCGGCGTGACATTCTCCACGGACAGCAGCGATCCGCTAAATTTCGTTTGGCAGGATGAGCGCCAGGTAAAGTCGATCATCGCTAAGCTGCAGAGCATGATAGGCGCGGATTATGTTGGATACGGCAAAAGAGGCTTGAGATGACCCGCTTCCCCCGCCACCGCTGGTTCTCCCACGGCTTCTGGCACGGTCTCGGGGGTGCCTTGTCTCGGAGACTCGTTCGGGCTATATTCGGGTGATGGCAGGCGGGCGACCCTCAGACTATGATCCAAGCTACTGCGATCGGGTTGTTGAACTCGGTCGCACTGGCGCGTCTGTGGTCGAGATGGCGACCGACATTGGTGTTGCCCGCGCGACCTTGGAAGCTAACTGGCCCGAAGCGCATCCGGAGTTTTTGGAAGCCTTGACGTATGCGAGGCAGCTTTCCCAAGTGTGGTGGGAGAAGATTGGTCGCGACAATCTAGAGAAGCCGGTGTTTCAGGCCTCCATGTGGTCACGATCAATGGCCGCACGATTCCCGCAAGACTGGCGCGAGAAGAGCGAAGTCAAGCAGAGTATTGACCTCACAGAAGAGGCGGCGGCATGGCTGGGGCACAAGTCCTAAACCTTGCGGCTAAGCGCTGGCCGACCAAGCGCGATAGACTTGCTGATGGTTTCTACAGCATCAAGAACAAGGACGGCGCGACCGTTCCTTTCCGCATGAATGAGGATCAGGCGAAGTTCCACGACGAACGCCACGGTATGGATGTCATGCTCAAGGCGCGTCAGAAGGGTTTCACGACTTACATTCAGATCGACATGCTGGATGACTGCCTTTTCATTCCAAATACTGCGGCGGGTGTCATTGCGCATAACTTGAACGACGCCAAAGCTTTCTTTGCCGACAAGATCAAGTTTGCCTACGATAAACTCCCGGTGGAGTTCCGGTCTGTGGTTTCAGCGGAGCAGGACGCCGCGGACAGCATGAAGTTCTCGAACGGCTCCAGCATCCGCGTCGGCACGTCGCTGCGGTCTGGCACCCTCCAGAGGCTTCACGTCTCTGAATACGGCAAGCTGTGCGCCAAGTACCCGGAGAAGGCTCGCGAGGTTCGTTCGGGCGCGTTCAACACCGTGCAGGCAGGCCAGCGGATCACGATTGAAAGCACCGCGGAGGGGCAGGCCGGGCACTTCTACGAGCTGACGCAACTTGCACAGAAGATGGCGGACGCCGGCACCCCGTTGACCGCGCTCGACTTTAAGTTCCACTTCGCGCCCTGGTGGACGTCGGCGGAATACGTGTTGCACGAACACGTGCTGATCACGACCGAAAGCGCTGCTTATTTCGAGGATCTGCAGGTTAAGCACGGAATCCACCTGAGCGACGCGCAGAAAGCCTGGTACGTCAAGAAGGCGGAACAGCAGGGCGACGACATGAAGCGGGAGTATCCGTCTACCCCGCAAGAGGCGTTCGAGGCGAGTATTGAGGGCGCGTATTTCGCAACCGAGATGCGGAAGCTGCGGAGGGAGGGGCGGATTTGCCGCATCCCGATCCTCGACGCGCCGGTCTATACGACGTGGGATCTTGGTCTCAACGACAGCATGACCATCACGTTCTGGCAGGACCACGGGTTTGAGCGGCGCGCGATCGACTATTACGAGAATAGCGGCGAAGGCTTCAACCATTACGCTGCTGTTCTGAACCGCAAGGGGTACAACTACAGCCGCCACTACATGCCGCACGACGCCGACCAGCGTTCTTTAACGGAAGTCGCTGACACACGGCGGATGCATGCTGAGCGGGCTGGCATACGGCCTATCGAGGTTCTGAAGCGCATTGATACTGAGCAGTCCGGCATCGACGCTAGCCGGTCGTTCCTCGCCAAGGTGTGGCTGGACGAAGAACGCTGTTCGCGCCTGATCGCGTGTCTCGACAATTACCGCAAAGCGTGGGATGACAAGCTCGGGCAGTTCAAGTCTTACGCGCTGCATGACGAGTTCAGTCATGGCTATAAAAGTTTCGAAAGTGCTGCTATCAAGCCTGAGCGTTCGGGTGTCGGCGCGCTGGACCTGAACCGGCTGAAGCGAGGGATTGTTTGATGGATGCCAAGGAATCGCCGAACCAGGACGCCTATCGACAGGCCCTTGCCATGAAGCGCAACGATCGCGCTGCCTTCGATGCGGCAAACGGGACGCAGGAGGACTGGGACAGGTTTCTCCTGGTATTCGCCAAGCTCGCGGGCGCCAAGTAATGCCCACCGCCCCCATGACCATCGACCCGGAAGTCGCAGCCCTTGAAGGCTGGGCCGAAAGCGATGGCAGTCGTCCCGAGGGTTTCGACGCCGACGAGCTGGTCGATGCGCTGCGTAGGGAGGCCGAGAGCGCTGAGTCGGAATACGATCGCGTCAAGGTCATCATCGACCAGGCGCGCGATTACTACGAGGCCAAGCCGTTCGGCAACGAGGTCGACGGTCGCTCACAGATCGTCCTTCCCGACGTGCAGGAGGCGATCGACTACATGGTGCCGTCCGTGCTGCGGACGTTCGTCAGCGGTGATCGCGTGGTGGAGTTCGAGGCGACCGACGAGGCAGACGAGAAGGCGGCAGACGAGGCCACCGCGGCGATCGGGTACAGCTTCATGCGCCAGCAGGACGGCTACCGTGTGCTGCTCGACTGGCTGAAGTGCGGGCTGCTTGAGAAGATCGGTGTCGCCAAGTCTATGATGACGACTGACGAGCGCGTGACCCGCGACCGTGTTACCATCACGGATCCGGTGGAGCTCGAGACGCTGGAAGGCGAGATCGAAGACGCCGAAGAGCAGCCCGATGGTTCCTACGTGGTGTCCATCAAGCGCGAGGTCCGCACCAAGCGGTTTGTCGACGAAGCCGTGCCGCTGGAGGAATTCCGCTTCTCCGCACGCGCGCGCCACGAGGACGAGTCGGACTATCTGGCGCATGTCCCGATCAAGACGCGCTCGGACTTGGTAGACATGGGCTTTGATCGTACGCAGGCCTACGCGGTGCCGTCCTATTCGGTGTTGCCCAATCGGTATGACGATCGCGATCACCAGGCGTATGACCCCGACCCGGAAAGCACGCCTGCACTGCAGTTGGTCGAGTTGCGCGAGGAATACGCTCGCATCGATCTGGACGGTGATGGCATTGCCGAGCGTGTACGCGTGTTCCGCGTCGAGAATGAGATTCTGCTGTGGGCGGACAAGAATAACCCGCACCCGATCTGGGGCAGCCTCGCCATCGAGACGGTGGAAGAGCAGCCGTTCTCGGTGTTCTGCCCATTCCCGCGCCCGCATCGGCTGGTAGGGGACTCGCTGGCTGAGAAGGTGATGGACATCCAGCTCGGGCGGTCGACCATCGCTCGGCAGCTATTCGACGGGATGTACCAGGGTAACATGCCGCGGCCGATCGTCGAGACCGGGCGGATGGACGAGAACACGATTGACGATCTATTGTCGCCTATCGCCGGGGCGCCTATCCGGGTGGCGTCGGCAGGCGGTGTCGTGCCGTATCAGACCAACTTCGACGTCGGCAAGTCGCTGACGGTGATGGAGTGGTTTGCAGGTGAGCGTGAGTCCCGCACCGGCATTACGCGGCTGAACCAGGGCCTGAACGCCGACACGCTCAACACAAACACCGCGACGGCCTTCCGTGGCCTTGCCGAGCAGGGGCAGCAGCAGGAAGAGTTCATCGCGCGCAACTTCGCTGAGTCTTTCGGTCGGCTGATCATGAAGAAATACCGCCTGATGAAGCGCGAAGGCGAGCCGTTCAAGGTGAAGGTCGACGGGCAGTACAAGACTGTCGACCCGTCCCAGTGGCCGGATGAGGTTAATCTGTCTGTGCGTGTTGGTTTGGGCACTGGCTCCAAGGACAAGCGGATCCAGGCGCGGCTGCAGTTGGCGCCGTTCATGGCGGAGGGGTTCGAGAATAAGGTCGTTACGGCCAAGCATCTGTTTCACGCGGTGGATGGGCTGGTGCGCGATCTGGGGCTTGGGCAGGGCGATGATTTCTGGGTTGATCCCGACGCACCGCCTGAGATTGACCCCATGACTGGCCAGCCCAAGCAGCCCGAGCCTGAGGCGCCCGACCCTGAGGCTATGGCGGCACAGGCGGAGGCACAGCGCGAACAGGCTAAGATGCAGATGCAGCAGCAGGCTGCTGAGGCGCAGATGCAGCTAGACCAGCAGAAGGCCGCGGCGACGTTGCAGCTTGAGCGGGACAAGGCGTCGGCGAACATCGATGCGCTGCGTGAACGCCATGCGCTGGAGATGGAGCAGAAGCGGGAGGCGGCTCAGCTTGAAGCACAACTAGCGCGTGATAAGGCCGACGCTGAGGCGCAGATTGCCATCTACCGCATCGACAAGGAAGCGGAGGTCAAGGCTTACGCGGCTCGCGTCTCAGGTGTTGCCGGCGAAACTGATATCGGGCAGAACCGTGGAGGGGGGGCTTTGGACGCATGACCGAGGAAATGGGCCTACGCCAGTGGGCGGTGGAATCCGCGATCGAGATGGGTGGCAAGACGCTGCCGGATGTGGTGACCACTGCAAACGCGCTGATCGATTACGTCATGGGCCTTTCGGAGCATAATCATGACGTGCCGTAAATGGCTTGATCGTGATTTGATGACTCCGTCAGGCCGGTGGCTTGCTTACAGCGAGCTTATGTCTGGCAGCGAGCCGATCGACACGGGCACAGCGCTAGACATCCCTCGCAGCATTATCAGCCAATTCCATTGGGATAAAATTGAAGCCCGGCGGCGTGCTGATGCTCTCAAACCACAAGTGGAAGCCATCTATGATTGACCGCATCCTAGCCTATTTCGGCTACATCCGCGCCGACACGCCCCGCACCTTCGAGCGCGTGAACAACGGCACGGATGCGGTTGCGCGTGGTCTGCGGTGGGAGGCGTTTTTCGCCGAGGAAGACGGCCTGCACGACATGATCACGGCCCTACGCCGCGATTACTTTGAGAAGGTCGGCGCGCTCAAGCCTGACGACACGGCTGGACTGCAGGCGCTGGCAACCGCCGATCGCATCGCACGCGAGATCGAACGCAAGGTGCAGGCGATCATTGAAACAGGTCATATCCGCGCAAACGAGCGCGTGCATGTCGACAAGATTGCGTCAATCCGACGCTAACCGCCCTAGTGGCAACTGAAGGAGGTGATCAATGGCCCAGTATCTCGACGATGCAGCCGGCGGCCCCGGAGACGATCTTGACAGCGCTGCATCGGCGCTAAGTGGTTTGAACCTTGACGAGTTCGAGGAAAACGACGATACAGATGCCAATTCTTCGGATGACAGCAACGAGCCCGAACAGGACTTGGAGCTTGACGACGACGAAGACGATCAGGAAGGCGAAGAGCGCGAACCGGACACGCCGGCCATCGATGCCCCCGCAAGCCTGACAGCCGAGGAAAAGGCTGCGTTTGCCGCTTTGGACCCAAAGTCCCAGCGGTATGTAGCCGATCTGGAAAGCCGCAGGGCAGTCCAGGTCCAGACGGCAACTACGAAGGCAGCCGAGGCCCAGCGAGCGGCAGAGTCCGCAGCAGCCCGAGCCGACGCGCAGGCGAGAGCGGTTTACGCCGATCAGTTGAAGGAGTTGGGTAGGCATCTTGCCCCTCAGCGCCCAGATCCTGCTCTGGCTCAGGCCGATCCCCATGCCTGGATCGCACAAAACGCGCAGTTTGAGGCAATGCAGGCCCAGCATAACGAGTTTATGCAGCAGGCAGAAGCCATCGGAACCGACGCCACCGAGCAGATGTCACAGGCGGAAATCGCAGAACGTGATCGCGAGCTGATGAACATCCCCGAGGTCCAGAACGAGGCTACACGGGAAGCGTTCTTTAGCAAGGCGATCGAAGTCGGTAAGGTTCTTGGTCTCGATATGAGCCAGGTCAATCATATTGGCGCCAGCGAGTTCAAAGCCCTTCGGACAGCAGCGGAGTGGAAGGAGAAAGCCGAGAAGTACGATGCCGCAACGGCTCGTCAGATGCAGCGTGTACGCGATGGCAAGAAGACGCGAACGACCAGGCCGAACGCTGCCCAGCCAAGCAGCAGCGAGGGGCGAGGTTACCGCGAATCGCGCGAACGGTTGAAGGGCAGCGGCGACGTCAAGGACGCTGCATCGGCAATTGCTCGCTTAGGTTTGTAACAACGCCTGCCAACGTCGTGAGACAGTAGGCGCTCCTATTACGGGATATACATCATGGCAGTTCCTTCGAATACCATCCAGACGATGAGCCGCGTTGGCAATCGCGAGGATCTTTCCGACATCATCTCGAACATCTCGCCGACCGAAACCCCGTTCGTGACCGCAATTGGTCGCGAGAAGGCTGAGGCGGTCTATACCGAGTGGCAGACGGACGCGCTGGTTTCGGCCAACGCGAACAACAAGGCGATCCAGGGCGACGATCTGTCGAACGAGAACCGCCCCGCCACGACCCGTCTGGGCAACTACACCCAGATCTTCACGAAGGTTGTCGGCACTTCGACGACGCAGCAGGCGGTGAAGGCTGCAGGTCGCGCCAACGAGCATGCCTATCAGCTCGCCAAGGCCGGTAAGGAATGGAAGCGCGATCGTGAAGCGCGTTATACCAGCGCACTGCCGGCGGTCCCGCCTTCGGCATCGGTCGCGGGTGAAGCAGCGGGCGCCCTCGCGTTCATGCGCACCAACACTTCGCGCGGTGTCGGGGGTGTCAACCCGACGCTTTCGGGTTCGACGATGGGCTATCCGAACGCCGGTCCGACCAACGGCACGCAGCGGGCATTCACCGAAGCACTGCTGAAGTCGGCAATTGCATCGGCATGGAACGCGGGCGGCGAACCCACGCTGGTCATCATGTCGCTGGCACAGAAGCAGGTTGCGGCGACCTTCTCGGGTCTCGCACAGCAGCGCCGGGAGTCGGGCAACAAGCGCCTGACGATCATCGCCGGCGCCGACGTCTACGTTTCGGACGTGGGCGAACTGCAGTTCGTGCCCGACCGCTTCTGCTCGACGCGGGATGCACTGATCGTGGACCCGGAGATGTGGGCAATCCGCACACTGGATCCGCTGCAGAAGCGCAAGCTGGCGACGACCGGCCTTGCTGACCGCGATGCGATGTTCTCGGAAGAGACTCTTATCTGTCGCAATGATGCGGGCAACGCGGTGATCGCCGACCTGACCTGAACCTAACTACCCCGCGGAGCGTTTTTGCCGCGGGGACTTTTGTAGAGAGGACCAAGTATCATGGCACGCACTTCCAAGCCTGAGCCCATCATGGGTGGTGACGACAGCGAGAAGATGGAATCGAACAGCCAGGGGCGCGCCTTGCCCGAGACGCGCGCTGCAAGCGACGAAATGGCTCCGGCTGTGTCGGACCTGCCGCCTGCAAACCCGTTCGGCGAGCCGGTGAAGCCCGCAGACCAGTACGCGAACATCTCGGAGGCCGGCAAGCTGGCAGCAGCTCTTGGCGTGGAAACGGAGGAAACGAAGGATGTCGACGGCTATATTGCTGGCGAGACCATCGTCGAGCACCCGCTTTCGCCCACCGATGCCAACCCGAACCCGCATGGTCAGCGTTCTGACCCGGAAGCGAACCTCGTCACCGAAACCGACGACAAGGGCCGCGCAACCCGCAAGGCACGCGACGAGTCCGACTTCGTTGAAGTCACGGGCGCCGACACGCTTACGTCCCCCGTCCACCTGGGCGATGGCCGCACGCTGGCGAAGGGCGACACCGCCAAGG